TCACTTCAACAGAGCTTCAAGTTTCGCCTTCGTTTTAGGTCCGTAAATTCCATCCGCAGACAGCCCGTGCATCATCTGGAACCGTTTGACCGCGTTTGCCGTTTTCGGCCCGTAATAGCCATCTATGCCGTTATTTTTGGCACCTTTGTCTGGATAATAATATACAGCCGCTAAAGCCTCTTGAATCTGACGGACAGCCGTTCCTTTCATCAGCGGGCTTTTCACTTTATAGATGCCGGACGGCAGCGTGTATTTTTTGCTCGTTTGCTTTTTGCTTGAGGATGATGACTTTTTATCTGGTGTTGTTTTGGAAACCGTCTTCTTTCCAAGCAAGCTATCGACTTTTTTCCGGAAAGCTGTAAGCTGGCTTGAATCGCTCACCCACGGCGCCGGACAGTTTTTGTTTGTCACATCGTAATGGCGGACAATTTTGTTTGTAGAAAGGCCGTAACGCTTGCACAGATCGGCAACCAGTTCAGCAGCATTCCGAACTGTATCACTGTGAATCTTGCCGTCTTTTTCGACACACATTTCAACGCCAATCGCTGTTGTATTTGCGTTCGGTTTAAGGAAACTCACATAACAGCGGTTTTTATCATGTGCATGGTACGCAACTTCATTTTCAGGGATGATGTGTTGGGCTTCTTTACGGTCCACAAAATAATGGGCTGACGCGTAACGTTTATCAGCGATACATGTGCCATTGAAATAATTCCGCTCATTCAGTGCGGACGCGCCAGGCGTGGCCGTATAGTGCATGACAATCCCTTTCACTCCTGCCAACTTCAACCCTGGCCGAGTATATTGATTGACTTTCACATAATTCTTCACAACTTTAACCATCTGAACCACTCCTATTTTGTTTTAAATAAAAAAGGCTGCCAGCCGGCAACCTCATTTCGTTAACCCTTTTTGTTTTAGAACTTCTTTTTGCTGCTTTCCTTTGCTTGTCACATAGTTGTTTTTGAACCAAGCGACCACAGACGTAATGATGGTGAATGCCGTGGAACCGGCCAAATACAAAGCGTCGGCCAGCGTATTCACCTGGTCCTCGCTGATCGGCAAAGCTGCCTTTCCGAACATAATTAAAGTCTGGTTTACCAATGCAATAAAAAGAAGCACCGTCCGGACGACCGTGCCTTTGTCTAAGTTTTTCATATTGTGTTTTCCTCCTTATTTCTGCAATAGATTATAAAAAATAGCGATTGCGCCGCCGATGATGCCGGTGCTAACCGCTGTAATGATCGCGCCGGTGATACTGCGCTTGATCCAAGTTGTGTTTTCCTCGATCTTGTTCAGCTTTTCATTGATAGAAATGATTTGCTGATCATGACGGTCAGTTGTTCTTTCAAGAGTAGTTATCCGCTGATCTTGTGTTTTTTGATCTGCTTTAATTTCTGCGATTTCTTTTTGTAAAACATCATAATCATTGGGTTGTGTCATGTCCTGAAATCCTCCTGTTCTCACATCGTTTTCACCTCCTTTGAGGCAAAATAAAAACACCTCTCTGGGTGTTGGTTAACTTCCTAAATCTTTGACAACCGGCTCCTTGGCTGGATAAATAAAACCTGTTATTTCTTGATATTCTTCTGGCGTTAAAATCTTTATCGGTATCATATCCCTGACCATTTCAGAAGTCCATAGTTTGTCATCATAATAATCTTTTATTGTTTCGTACCAATCACTCATTTAATCACACCACCTGTTAACAGCTTGAATGTGAGGTCAGATACTTGCTTTTTAAGCTTGTCTAGCTCTGATGGTTCGGGAGGCGGAGGCTGTAAGCTGTCGATGTATTCTTGTGTAGCTGTTTCTCGCCACTCTGATTTGTCTTTATCGAATACAGGTTTATACATACCGGCACCGCCGGGATTAACCGGAGGGATATCCGTGTAGCCTTTCGGAATATCCTCTCCGTCATTGATGATCTTATTTTCAGACGGCACATAATTCATTTTGCTGTCGTATTTGTATATTTGTTTCATTTGATAACAGCTCCTCTACAATGCTTTAAATGAGAAATCAAATCGAATATAATTTGTATTGCTTGATACGTTCTCAACTACTACTTCACCAGTCGCCCTAAAGAGCAACCTAGCCACCTGCGCGGTACCCGACGCTATTTGGATGCAACCCATATCGCGAATCGGACGCATGTTTTCCGGAAGTGTGAAAACTGTCGTTCCAGTAACGCCTCCTTTTGCTGCCCCTCGCACCCATACCGTTTTCGTCGCGTCAATTCCGAAGACTACATCTTCGCCGCCGTTGTAGTGAGCCCAGCCGTTCTGCAAAGTCGCAACAACCCACGAAAAGTTAGATACGTAAGTCTTGGCATCAGAAAGAGCCTTATCCGCTTTTTCCTGCGCGCCCGTCGTCGTTTCCTTAGCGTTCCAGGCAATGCGCTCATCAGCTGTGATATGCCGGGTAGTATCGTCGTCATGCGCATCAAATTCTTTTTTACTCGCCTGCTGTACGTCATCTACATTCGATAAGCCGATTTGCGCTTTTGTCACATCGTGCGGGTTACTCGTGTCATTGACGTGGCTATCAAACTCTGTTTTCGATGCTTGCTTGACGTTATCGACGTTGGACAGGCCGACTTGAGCTTTTGTTACCTTGTGCGGATTGTTCGTCTTGGCTGCGTGTGCATCCGTATAGGCCTTTGCATGAGCTTCCGCAGCATCTGCCTTTTCCTGCGCTCCCTCTTTCGTCTCAATCCGTCCGAGGTCCGAGAACTTCGCTTTTAACTCGTCAAGCATTACTGTTTCTTCGTCATACATCGCTATGATTAACGCCTTTAACGATTCGAAATCATCGACGTAATATTCCGCGAGAGGTGCCATGTTCTGGTCCACAAGACTTTGCGATACTTCAAACCCGAATTTGTGAGCAGAGAGTGATTGGCCGTTCGTATATTTCAGAATGAGCTGACAGTTGAATTTGCCATACATTTTAATTTCGTCCTCGTCTAAAACGTACTCTGCGATACCTTCAAACGGATCAACTATCGTAACATCCCTTATTCTTTGCTTACCGCTTGAAGGAATGAGGACCACTTTTCCGGTTACAGCTGACAGTGGCAAAGGGATGCCATCCTTGCGCAAATAAAATATTAACTTTGCTGTATTAATATCTTGCGTTGAAAATATAAAAGTCGAATGGTAAACCCCTTCTGTTTTCGCGTTTATATCGAACGCGTAAGAGCCGGTTTTATAAATAGCCAACAGTATTACCTCCCTTTCTTTTAGTATGTTGGAGTTTCAGGCAGCTCCGCATCATACCCGTAATTTCCGTCAGGTCTTTTCGATATCTTTGGAGCTTTACGCATTGTAGGTCTGAGATCAACTTGCTTAACGGTATTTGTGCTGTATATCTGATAATATCTCTGGCATTCAGCTATTTCTTCAGTCAACGGTCTTGCGACATACGGCGTAGCAAGCCTTCCTTTTTCTAATTTGACTAGGTAAAATTCTACCCATTCGCCGGGAGCCAAACTATCATAGGAAGAACTGTTTGTTGTGTCGACATCTATTTGAACCTCAACGTAGTCTTCTTCCTTAAATTTATAAGCTGACATATCAGGCATCTTTATGTTCAATACAAAGAATGTGAGCCTGGTTGTTACTTGACAAGAACGGATTGCAAGATTGTCGTGTTTCCCATCATGTGTCATATCAAGATGAAGTTTCATTCTGTGAGAGGATTTATTGGTCCTCGCCCATAAAGCTAAAGTATAATCTTCGCCGCTTTTAAACTGAGTTGGATTTTCGATCCGTTGAATTAGATCAGTACGCGACATATTCGAAACATTTTTCAATTTCGTTATTCTCAACCCGTACTTATTTGAGAATGGCGCACTCATCGGCTTTTTCACTCTCTCGGTCCGATTGATCCCACTCTCATTTGTACCAACAGCATTAACGAGCCACCTATCGGCTGTAAATACACCGTCGTTAGTAAAACTTGTTCCGCGCTGCCATACATCAAAGGCGCCGTTTGTCACAAAGTTTCTATTCGGCATATGCAAGGCAACTTTGTCATAAGTTATTTCAGTAATATTCGGCCTCTGTACGGGCTGTGTAGATATTAACGTCCCATCTTGTGCACCGGCCAATGTCACAAATATTGTTTCTTTCCCGCTCCGTTCAACTGTGACTTGTAGCAAAGCCGGAATGACATAGCCGTCATGGTTAAACATACAGATCCCTTCATTTTCAAAGTCATAATTATTGCGGTCAAAATCATAATTCTCTTGTATTAAGTCCGCGAAAGAATCTTTCGAAAATGAATATGATTTAGCGATACTTCCGTCTAAATTAATGACTGTAATCGCCGGGGTTCCTTTTCCTTGACCTAAAATGATTTTGTTCTCGTGGAACGTAATCCCTTGAACTTTTTCGAACATAATTTCTTTGTTGTTTACCATGACTTCCATCAATAAATTCGGACTACCCGCAACTATACTTTGGAAATCATAAATGTATATTCGATCCATCTTCTCATTCGTTGAATTACCAGAAATAAAGTATTTTTTGTCGATATCATTACCGGTTTTGTACGAACCAAGAACTTGCATCGTTTGTACAATTTCCCCAGATGTATAATTGAAAATAGACAACTCGTTTTCGAATTTTTGTCTAACGAGAAAGCATAGATCGCCGCTTGAATTCTTGAACCAAGGAAGCCCCTCGTTGTAGGTAGAATTTGTGATTGCAAATTGCTTCGAATCTTTAAATTTGGCACTAGACAATTGATATCTTGATATTATACAGACGGTTCCTCCGTTTTCCTGTCGTGCTATATATAACTCATCATCATCTTGATTTATTGAAAGCGCCTGAGGGAATGGGCGTGTATGATCCCTTGCTGGCACCGAAAAAATAATTTTTTGATAATTGAGATACTCCTCAAACATCAAATTCCTTTTTGCTAACTCCCTATACAGTCCGTCGATGTTCTTCTCTGTATGAAATAGCCGATCATTTGCTGTATTGAAAATCTCACCTTTATGATTGACCCGGAGGTCGACGACTTCCTTAACATTGGACCCATCCGCATTTAAAATGAGATTATTTAGCCGTTTCTTTGATATCTCAATCTCCTGAAAGACTGAAAGCTCGCCGTTATGTCTAATTTGCTCCGATGTGTGGGCGTTTTTTGAAGCTTCATGACGCTTTAAATTATAATCGTGTTCATTCAATGTGTTTTCTATGTTCTGAATATCTGATCTTAATTGAGCTTGATGACGGGAATTTCTCGTATGATCATAGTCCTTTATTAGCCGAATCAATTTACTCACTCCTTTTTTGGCAAAATAAAAAACGCCTACCTGAGCGTTTTGAAAAGCTGGTCAATATATCGTTTTTGATCTCTTAGTTTCTTGGCCTGATTGACTGCAATATCCTGAATATCTTTTCTGAAATTCGCAAACGTCAATTTTGGGCTGCTGTATGGGTTCAACGGGTTGTACTGAATAGAAATCAGCCGAACATCGTCTTCAAACGTGATCCCACCTGCTGTAACAGCCAAGACATGGATGGTGTCGCCTTTCCAGAAATCTTGCTCGATCTCTAAAAGCTTCGGCTCATAGATTTTTTGGAAATCTGCTTCAATTGTCAATTCAGGATATGGATTCACATGTTTTTTTAATGCCGAAACCATGCTGCTGGCTTTTTTTATGGTTTCATCTTTAATTGGATCGGCCCAGCGCGGCAGGCCTTCGAGTAAAAACTTTTTTTCATCCGGATGTACGTATAAGATCGGCTCAAATTCATATTGTGGGTTTTTACTGTCAGTGCTGCTCTTCAACGCCCCGTAACCCCAGGCACGCGTTGTACTGTTTTGTGAATTTGTCTTAATAGAAATGCCTGGCATGTTATAGCGAGAATCTAAGGTAAAATTGATTTTTTGCCCGATTTTCTTATAAACAAGTATTTTATAATTATCAACATCCAGCTCAGGACCGTAGTCTGAAATGATTTTATCCACCAATTCCGTGGAATTTCCGTCACCAAAGTTTTCTTGTTCGGCACTCGGAAAATCAGTCACTGGAGCTTTTAAAACATACTTGAATGGCGTCCCTTTTAATGCGATATCAAAAGCCTCTTTGATCGTCATTTTTTTAGACGTCGTTTCAGTCACATAATTGTTGATCAGCAGGACCGAAAAAATATGGCTGGCCGAAACAGTTTTTCTCAATACATTATTTTCTTGCCGTACTTCAACGTTTGTAATGTAATACTTTTGATGATTAAATTTCCGTTCATCCAGAAAAAGAATGTTATCGATCACCAATAGATCAAATTCAATAGCGTTTTCCTGCGTTTTGGTGATGGTGAAGGTAAAACTCTTCTTTCCCGTCGTATCGTCCGTCAGATCGAGCGAAACACCCGTTATTTCAACAACATTCTTTCCGTCCCCTGCTAGTACATGCAGCTGTGGAAAATCAACATCTGAAGGCAAATTTTGATTAAGGGGAACGTCTTTCCCATCATATTCTTTGCTCGGTACCTCCGGGGTGGGTATCGGTGTTTCGGGTTCTTCAGGTTCATCCGGTACCTCATCCACAGAATCATATTGTGTGAGTTTGTAAGTGAAAATGATACTGTTCAATTTGGTGGCGTACTTTGGGTCAGTCGCATAACCGGCTTTTACAAGCGCAGCTGTCGCCTTCTGGTAATCTTTTTCCCCCACCACGGCTTTATAATGGTTTGGATCCCAGCTCGTTCCGTTTATGTACAGCTTGGCTAAATCCTGAATAGATTCATACCCAGACGGATACTTTCGGAACTTGGCTTGCACACGGGTAGCATTTCCGCTCTTATCATATTCAGTCGTCCACATGAGAACATATTGACCGTTATAAGTCCCCTTGATGCCGAATAAGTTTTTCCCTTTCTGCGCCAGCTCACTTGTACCCCATCCGCTCTCTAAACAGGCTTGTGCAATAATGAGAGACGCAAGAATATCATACTTTTTATAGACTCTTTGGGCGTCTGGTGCAATCTCTTTTATAAAATCCACATTTGCCATTTCCCTTGCTCCTTATCCGTAATAGAAACGAGTATCGAATATGATTTCAAAATCATTGGTATTCTGGATTTCAAACTCATTCATTCCTATATCGAGTCCCGGGAGCCTGCCGGATGTTTTGATAGGTGTTTTATTGATCACCGTGTATTGCTTAATAAAAGAAACCCGCTGTGATTTTTTTAATTCCTGCTCAATTTTCAGCTTTTCCCCATTTGTATGATTGATGATTGTCACATTTTTTCCGGCCGCCCATAATGTCACATTGTAGTCATGTTCCAGAGGATTGATATAGGCATCACCAGTGTTATAAACCTGAAACCTCTTTCGATTTTTGAATCTGTATTCCAGATCATCTCGCATTTGAATGTTCATACCTGGACTCCAGTATTCCCCGTGAAAATTCTGTTTTGTCAAAGACGTAAATTTTGATTCAGCCAGGCCGGTGACGTTATTAAATTCCACAGTAAAAGAAGTTTGGTTTTTCTGTTTGTCTTTCTGTATGCTGAAATTACCGTCACACGTAACGAGAAAACGGAGGTTAGGCAATAGATCAGTTGAAATATAATAAGGGAACGGCTTCACCAAAAGCGCATAAATTTCTCGCCTGTACTGATAAAAATTTTCTGCGATGATCGAATTTAATAGAATTTCCACCTTGATAGATCGCTCTTTAAAAACAACATCGCGGGGATGCTGCGGCAAAACAAGACCGTTGATCCTCGGTATCTTCACTGTTTCCCGTTCAATGGCCGGTGAATCAGGCGTAAAACTCAGCAACTTAAAATGGGGGAGCAAACTTGATAAGCTCTGTTCCCCCAGGCCATTATTAAAATCTAAATAAAGGTTCATCAGGTTCGTCTCACCCCACTCTGATAAGCATTTTGATCATATCGGTCTAAACTCTTCCTATCCAAAATCCTGCCGTCACCTTGTTCAAAAACGATTTCCGCCACTTGTTTTCCATCAATATTGACAGGCGCCGGATAAATTCTAATTGGCCCGCCCGTGGCCGCCGGCTCTGGTTGTCCTCCAAACGATAAACCATTAGAAAGAAGCGTAATGAGAGCATCCAGCTTCTGATTCAAAGCAGGTGTATCAACTTCATTTCGGACGACTAACTCCGAACGCAAGGACAGCAGCTCATCAGCCGCGCCTTTTATGTTGTAAGCCATTTTATTGATCTCCTGTTTGAGTGACAGGTTGGCTCCTTGCCCTAACGCCTGGGCGCTTCGTTTTGCGCGTGCGACCGTTTTGCTTATCCCTATCGCGAATCCGTCTGTAAAGTTGTTACCTTCAGCCATACTCTTTTTCGCCGGGGAATGAGAATCAATAGACTTTTTCAATGCTGATAATGCAGACTTACCAAGGTTCCAAGCTGCTTTAAAAAGCGAGTTGCTGCCGATTCCGCCCTCAATTCCTCTGACAAATCCAGAGACAAAATCAGATCCCACACTACTGGTTTTCACACTTTTCAATCCAGATTTCGCCTTGTTTGATACCTTCGAACCGGCATTGTAAGACGCGGTTTGCTGACTCATCAACCCTTTGGTCAAGTCCATACCGGCTTTTTTACCGCCCCCGCCGTCAGTTGTCTGACCTAGACGACCGGACACGTTTTTTGAAAGGCTTGCTGCAGTATTATTGTTTTTAGGCTTTGTGGAACTTAAACCGGCATTGTGCTGATCACCTTTTTCTTTACCGGCTGTACGGGCTTGGCCGCTATTTTTAGACAGTTCGCTGTTGACAGATTGGCGGAGCACGCTGCTGGATTGTTTATTAATCCCGAGCGTGTTTCTTAAACCGAGAGCAAAAGCATTTCCTTTTTCCATTCCAAACTGCTTCGGCCGCATCTTCCCTTGGCTTAATCCCTGATTGGCTCCTTTACCGATTAGACTCCCCGTTTCCTGGGCCTGTCCTAATGTACTGCTCAAACCAAGAGTGAATGCTGATCCTTTTTCTCGTCCGGCCTGTTCAGCTTTTTCATTGCCGCCGTTCATTTTTTCAAGGACGTTTTGGATCGCTTCGTCTGCTTTTGCCTGGGCTTCCTGTTCTGAATTACCAAGACCTCTATAAAAATCCTCAAGGGCTTGTCTAGTGGCTTTGATGGCCTCCTCTTTGTTTGTTCCAAGTTTATTCAAATATTCAATTTGCTTTTGTGCCCAACGTTCTTCATATTCATATTGTTTTTCATCAAAAGTTTGTACCATCCCCATCGAATTGGAGACGAACTTTTTTTGCCTTTCAAGAGCCTTACCAGTTTCTAAATCAAGAAGCTCACCGTTCTTAGACATTTTAGAGAAAAGTGCACGAGAATTTTCCTCATAACTTGCTGTATTTTTAGCAAGGGTCTTTTGGAAGTCTGCTGTACTTTTTTTCAAGAGAGCTTCTTTTTGTTGAGCATCTATATAGCCCTGTGCATACAACTGATTCAAGACTTTGTTCCGGTATTCATAATCTTCTTTCGCGGCTTTTTTGCCCTCGTCGTAGACTTTTTTAATCTTGTCGTTGTATTCTTTTGCTTGCTTGAAAGAGAGCTTTCCCTGCTGCTCTGTTACCGCTTTTTGCATGGCAAGAGCTTCTTTTTGATTGGCCGCAAATTTGCTGGTAGATTCTTCAAAATAAGAAATGATCTCATTAAATCTTCGTTTTTGAGTATCATTCATTTTCGATGAGACAAGGCCCGTTTCTTTTTGGAGTTTTTCCAGTTCCTTTACTTTTTCTCTGGCCTCCTGGATATCCTCATTGATATTACCAACCATCTTATCAACGATCTTCTCCCCAGCCTTTTGAGTGTTCTTATCCGTATCCTCCATTAAACCGTTAATAACGACCAAAGCGTCTTTTCTAAGCGTCTCAAGTTGTTGAATCAGTTTATCCCGCATCTCAGAATACGTTTGAACCAATTTCGCGGCCATCTTATCAGCCTGCTCCCCGGAAACGCGGGTGAGTTCAAAAAGTTGGACCTCTGCTTTTTCTCTCAAATCCACATAGGAGCCGGCTGCTTTCTGAGTCGCCTTTGAAACTCCTTCACCAAAAAGCAAAGCCTTTTCCCTGGCCTCTTCCTGCTTCTTTTTCATGTTTTCGGTTTGTTCGGAAACGGCATACATGGCAACTCCTAAAGCGCCCAATAAAGCCGTTCCTCCGACAATAGCCAAGCCCACAGGACCAGTAAAAGCTAACAGAGCGCCGACTCCTGCCGTCAGTGTAGCGACAGCCGTCGTCACGCCTAATACTCCCGCAGTAAGAACCGCAGTTTTTCCAATGGTTGCTTGTGTGCCTTTATCCAGGTTGTTAAACATGGTAAGAAGGGCGGAGCCTTTATCCGCAAGGTCACCGATTGAAGGAAGAAGTCCCTCTGTTAACGCTATTTTTGCACCTTCCAAGGCAGATTCGAATTGAATGATACTTCCGTGAGCATTATCAAGCATGGTATCCGCCATTTTTTTGGCCGCGCCGTCGGATTCTTTCAGCTTTTTCGTGTTTTCTCCGAGCGCTTTCGAGCCTTTTTGAAGAAGGACCGCCCAATGCTTGTATGCTTCAGCACCAACAATCGTTTTCAGGGTTGCCGCCTGCTGCTCTTTGGTCATGCCTTTCATGCCCTTTTCCATTTCTGCGATGACTTCAGGCATGCTTTTCATATTGCCGGCAGCATCAAAAAATTCAAAACCAAGTCGATCAATTTCTTTTTGTGCCTTCCTGGCAGGAGTTGCGAGACGGATCAGGGACGTACCGAAAGCCTGACCTGCAATAGTACCCTGTAAACCGGCATCACCAAACGCCATGATAGCGGCAGCCGATTCCTCCATGCCCCAGCCGAGTGAGTTCGCATTTGGAGCAAGAAATTTCATTGCCTCGCCCATTTGTTCAACATTGGTATTGGCGTTGGATGCTGCATAGGCTATCACATCGGCGGCATGCGCCGATTCTTCGGCCTTTAATGCAAAGGCAGACATGATGTTTGATGTAATATCTGCAGCTGTTCCAAGTTCAAGCTGTCCGGCCGCTGCAAGGCTTAACATGCCAGGCATAGCCCCGTAAATCTCATTGGTTTTAAATCCGGCCATCGCAAGAAAGCTTTGAGCGTCCGCGGCCTGGCTGGCAGTAAAAACTGTAGTGGCACCAAGTTCTTTCGCCTGTGCCGTTAATTTTGCAAGGTCTCCCGCTGTTCCGCCGGAAATGGCTTGCACTTTACTCATTTGCTTTTCAAAGTCGATGCCGACTTGAACCGCATCTTTTAAAGGAAGGACCAAACCACCAAAGGCAATACCCGATGTCATGGCGACAGATGCACCGACATTCCTCATTGTGCTGCCGACTGCATTCATTCTTTGGCCCATTCTGTGGATTGTAGAAGAAGCGCGCCTAGATTCATCCTCCAGCTTTTTGATCCTCTGCGTGGTCTGCGTCAAAGCATTTTGCGTTTTATTCATTTCAGCTGTGGCATAGTTAAGCCGTCGAGCCAGTGTCTGAGTTTCTTGAGCATCTTTGCCCTTTTTTATAGCTGAATCAGCATAAGCCCGTTCAAGAGCTTTTACTTTCCGCTTATGAATATCCAGCTGCTGGTTGAGTGTTTTCGCCTTTTCTTGAGACGTTCTTAACTCGTTGCCCCATACGCCTACAGCTGTACGGTTCTTTTCAAATTCAGATTTGACGTTTTTCATTTGCAGAGCAACTGCACGCATTTCCGTTCTGAATTGGTTCGAGTTTGAATACAGTCTGACTTTTATGTCCTTAGCCAATCGGTCACCCCCTTACCCGAGCACCTGGTCAATATAAAGGCGCTTTTCTTCTTTCCCTGCTGCTAGCTTTCCGCCGGCTTCTTTTCGGCGGGCCAGGCGCCGCAGGTGGTAAACAATGTCCATTTCATCAATCTGGTTTTGCGTATAACCGATTTCTTCTAACGCGTTGTACATGTCAATGACAGCGTCAGATAAATTTACTTCCCCGGCTCTTCACCGTCGTTTGGATCAGGGTTTAAAATTCGGCTGGCTTCTGCGATATTTCCTAAAACGTAGTTTGCTGTGCCGTAAATTGTTCTCGTGACCAGCCTCGCATCAATGCCATTTTCAAATTCGTCAGCTGAGAATTTGTTTCCAAACGCAGCACAGATAAATTCAATTTGCTTTTCTGTGTAGATGCGTTCAGGGTCAGTTGACTCAATATCTTCTGCGATCTCGGCCGCGTCCCGGAACAGCTTTCCTGAAATGAAATTTGGTGTGACAAACTTTTTGTGTTTACCATTGATTCTGAGATTGATTGAAATAGGTTCCATCTTGATTCCTCCCTGTTTTTGGACAATAAAAAAGAGCGCCTATAAGCGCTCCAAAATTCTTTATTTACCTAAGCCAATTGCTTCGGTTTTTGTATCTGTTGCAAAAGCAGAACCATCATATACAACTTGATTAAACCAACCATCGCCGTTAAAAGTGTCACTGTCTTCTGCTTGAGCTTTCCAGCGTCTTTTTCCTTTTGGATTTTGCAACGGCATAAAACCAACCTTAAACTTTGCACTTTCTGGGTCAGCCTTGTCTTCTGTCGTTTTCGATTCAATAGCCATTAATTCAGGCAGCCCTTTAAGAAACCAATAATACCGGTACCCGCCGGTTGATTTCTTCGCTCTGAAGCCGAAAGCCAGATGAATTGCCTTGTCTTCAGCACTTGCAAAGGAAACACCATTCTCTTCTGTGTGGCCGTAAATTTTATTCTGCAATTTTAAAGGGAGATCAGCCATTTCAGCTTCTAAATCAATGTCACCCATACTATTAAAAATGTCATACACACCATTATCAGCCCAGAATTTTGTTTGCTCTGATTTTGGGTCAACCTTTATGCTTACAGCACCCGGGATTTTTATAGGTGTACCGAATTTCAAACTCTCTTCATCGTCTTGGATGACTTCCGCACAGTGAAACATATCTAAACCATAAATTGTTTGTCCCATTACTTTTCCTCCTTAAAAAAAGCTTTCTTATATCGCATAGCTTTGTGAAAAACCTTGTCCGTCTCTTCGTATAAATCTTGAGAATCGTACCGGCCGTAACCGATTGACTTCATGAGCCGGTCAATTTCTTTTGCGATTTTGGTTTCTTGACTGACTGTATATGAATTGGTAAAAATGCTGATCTGAAAGCGAACCTCCGAAGATTGGGCCTGATTATCGGCATATGAATCATCAGCATTTTTCAATTCGGTATACATGATTCTTGGGTATGCGTTAACGTCTGAAGCGACTCTATTATGAAAGCCGCCTGTCACCAGTTCTTTTAATGAGAAATCGTTGACCAGGGCAGCGCTCAATTCTGCTTTTGCATCAAAACTCATTTGATTGGCGCTGTTAGAATGCGGGCCATTACTTCCACAGCTGACGCCTCCCCTTCATCCCTGCCTTTTTCGATAAAAGGATAAGGTGGCATTTTTGATGTCCCATACTCCAAGAATCTCGCCCGGTAAGCGACTTTTTTATTAGGCCCAATTGACACGAATTTTTCTGCGCCTTTTGATTCCCTGGCCTTTGAAACCGTAATGTTATCAGCTATATGGGGCTGATTTTTATCGCTTCGATTAACATTTTGTCGCTGGTGCTGCGCGATAATTTCCCCGCCGGCTTGCAAAGCCACATCTTCCGCCTTTTCCACGTCTTCACCGATTCTTTCAAAATATCGATCTAGGTCGGCCAGCCCTTCAAAGTTCATTTCAGCCATTGAGCCCCACCTCCTGGCACATAATTTCAAACCACTTTTTTGAATCTTCAGGATCGTTAAAGTCAAGGATGTCAAAGGCTCGGAAAATCGGTTCACCCTTTTCATTTGTGCCGATCTGTTCAACAATTTTCATATCGCGTTGAATATCTTGCCGAAACCGAATGGTGATCTTTTTAGGCGATTTAACGCCCCATGCCCCCGCAATCATAGATTCATTGTTTCCGAGAGAGCTAAACCCCTCCACAGCTCCCCATACAGTGAATACATCAACATAAGCGTCAATCCAATTCAGTTCTTCATCTTGAATCTTGGTTTTCTTTTGAAAGGTCAGGCGGTGCCGCAGATCGCTGGTCCTCTTTCTTTTCATCTTCCTGCACCTCATCATCCGTATAACGCAGCTGCGTCATTAGATTTTCAACAGTAAAAGGAATGGACGAGCCGTTTGTCCCTGACTCATACATTCCTCTGTTTTCATACCAATGCTGGACAAGCATTTTGGCCACAATTTCAAACTGTGGGTTCCCATCAACAAACCGCCCAATAGCATTGACAATATAGCTTTTCGCTGCCGCAATAAATTGCGATAACATTTCATCATCTTCAGAATGGTCCAGACGGAGATAGTTTTTCATATCCACCAAATTCATGATGGTTCACCCGCCTTATTCTTGTGGCTCATTGTTCGCGGAATCGTCAGAGCCTGCCACTTTTTCTCTCAACTCATCAATTTGAGATTGAAGACTATCAAACATGGCCTTTACTTCGCTGTTTAAGTTATCCGGCATGACGCTGCCGGTACCAATGTTTTTGCTTCTGACAACATTTTCACCAAGCATTTCGTGGGTGATGCTCCCGTCTTCAATGACAGCCGGATCACCTTTCTCACCTTTGGGTCCTGGCTCTCCCTGTGGACCTTGTGGGCCGGTATCTCCTTTTTCCCCTTTTGGTCCTTGTGGTCCCTGGGGCCCTGGTTCCCCCTGCATTCCTTTAATATACAAAGGGTTGTCTTCACTGTTATTTTTCAAATAAACAGCTGTTACAGGCTTTCCTGTCCCGTCATCCTCTGCGGAAGTGTAAACACCATTACTTTGGTTTAAAAATTGATCTGCCATTTTTCATCATCCTTTTCTGTTATTTTTATTTTCCAACATCAACGGATTTTTCTTCTCTTGGGGTTTCTACTTGAGCATTTTCACCAACAACTAGATCAGTCACAATCACAGCAGCTTCAGGATCAACAACTTTCCCGTCAAAACGCTCGATTCCGCGGAAGTAAGTCTGATCAGTCAAGAAAGCATCGCCGCCAACATCTGTTGATTTAATTTCGAATTTCTGACGGTCAAACATAAAATATCCACGTTTGAAATCGCCAAAAAGAATGTGTGTTTTTTGCGTCTTCTCATCAGTAACAATTTCGTCATAGATTTCAACCGGACGCCCGAACAGAAGGAAGTTGTCTTCATCTCTAGGGTCTTCAGCCAATATCCCTCTGCCGTTTTTATCTTCAATGTTTGCCAGAGTTTCAAAGGCTTCAGTATTCATCACCCATTTTGCGTTTTTCCGATAACCACGTTTAATCTGATTTTTCACTTTCCTTAAAAACTTAATTGTAATTACTGATGGTGCTTTGAGGGTCTTAAATTTTTCGCTTGAGATGATCCCTTCAACGTTTTTCTCTCCGCCTGCTCCATAAAGGATTTCATCATTTTCGGTGACGATAGCTGATTCAGAAAGCCATTCCACAATTTCTCTTACAAAATTCTCAAATGAATCGTCTAAAAGCTCACTTGGAGCCGGCATAAATCCAGCAAACTTCTTGACGTTGTACCAGATTTGATCAAACTCCATATTTTTAAGTTCTTGAATCTGTTCTTTTTCAGCCGTGTTGTAGAGTTTTCCGGCCACTCCTTTTCGGACTGTATAACTGCCAGAAGGGGCAGTTTTAGGAACAACGCGGACCAAATTACGGACAGAGTTTAATTCCTGGATAGATTTCAAAATCTCTTTTGAGATATCATCCGGTACGGTATAGCCACCATCCTTATCACTTCCGCTAGAAAGAGAACGATTTTCTTTTAAAACCCGTTCCATCATATTTCTTTCTTCAGAATTCAAATCAGCTTCACGGCCAGTCAACACTTTGAACCACGCTTCCCGATACTCTTTTGTAGCTGTTAGAATGGTTCGGGACTCTGTTTCATTCTGGGCGCCTAAACTGCGACCCTCTCCGTCGTCCAGCGTCGGTACAAAATTGTTCCGTTCCGTTACATCCGACACATCAAGAGAACGCCCCTCCGCCATTAATTCAATTTGATTTTTCAAGGTCTTGGCCTCGTCAAGCAGCGTACGTGCCTCTTCTGTATTTCCCTCTTGCAGCTTTTGATCTGCCGCATTTTTCTTTTCCGTAAATTGTTGTCTCAATTCAATTTCTTTTTTGCTCATTTGCATTGGCATAAATGATTTCCTCCTTGTTTTTAGACACAAAAAAAGACCTCTATTCCGGGAGAATAAGGTCTAAAAGTTCTAATTCCATTTTTAAATTGTCATCCGGCAGTTTCCGGGACTCTTTCAACTGCTCTACCTTCTCCAAACTCCGCGAACCAACGACTGCCTCCGTGTCGTTATATGCCGGGGTGGTGACAAGCGAAATATCATATATACGATGGATTTTATTAATCCGCCTTTCATAAATATCTTCCTCATCATTAAACCGCCATTCATCAGCATCCGTCTCATTGTGATTTAAGGAAAAGGCAAAAGAACACTGATTTATGACGCCGCTTCTTATATTCGCCATCAAATCACGCGCGTATGACGTTTCTGACGGCTTAAAACGGAATTTGAGACCTATGTTGTCCGCTTCTAATTCGAGCCGCCCTGCGTCCCCTGAGACGGTATTTCGGGCCAATGGGTAATCTTGCCGATGATTAAATAATGCAATAACATTTGAAAGATCAGCCGAATCCAAAGCGTTCCGGCTAATAATTTCCTTAAACCATCCCCCAAGCCGTTCAGACCACTTTTCAAATTTCAGTGCATATCCTTCCACAAATTCGCTTTCGCCTTCACCCTCTGAACGAACTTCAATAGGTGTGGTTAACTGCCGAATCTCTTTATCCTTCATCCTTTTTGTCACCTCCCTTCAGGGCGCCGCCGGCTTTAAGGCGCTGATATTCTTCCATAAAGTCCAGAAAAACATAGTTTAAGCTGGACATGAACTTGTCCCCGTATTCAATCGGGTTGCGTTCTATTAATGACCTAATCTCATTTCTATTTAAGGCCCCAATTTCTTGAAGTATTTTCAGGTATTCTGCCTGGGTCTTGCTGTCTCCACGTAGCTCACTATCAATATTAAATTTCACATAGTGGCCTGCGGCTGTTTCATGATCTGTGAAGAGCTTAACGTTTAGTTCTTGCTCAAAATTAACAATCCACGGTTGAAGAGTGTTTCTCACATATTCAATGGATTGGTGTTCAATATTCGAGAATGTGGCCTTATCCAGCTCATTCAGTTTGTGCAAAGGCACTTTGTAGATCATCGCTATTTGCGCTTTATTGAATTTCATTGATTCCACGAATTGAGCCTCTTGCAGCGGCATTGAGATGGATTGATATTCAAGCCCATTGTCTATAATCGCAATGTTTTCACCTTGGTTTACACGTTTCCATTCTTTACGAACATTTTCTTTCGGCTTCTCATCTAAAAATGCAGGAACCTTTAAAATTCCCCGAGGAGTTGCGTCATTTTTATACAGCTTCGCATTATATTTTGTCGCGGCTGCCTGGGCTCCGATGTGTTCGCGGACAACGCCGACAGGTGACTTACCCTGTATGCCGTCAGTAGAAAGCCCTTTGAAATGTAGCACCTGGTGATCATATAACTCGACCGCTTTGTCATTGAGAGCCGTTTGATACCAAAGCATTCCCGTTTTCGGATTGATATAAGCATTCGTAGCGTCAGGCCGCAATGGATATAATCCTTTTGGAAACCCACTGGAATCAAATTCAATGTATGAGTAGCCATTCCCCCAAGTCAAAACATGAGTCATCATGAGTTTTTTCCACGTAAACGCGGTCATATAGGGATTAGGGCGCGCATAGATCATATACGCCACAGGATGCTCTGGTCTTCGCTCAATCCCGTTGTCTAACTTTTGGTAGGTATGAACAGGCAGTTTTGCGATGTCATCAGATAATACATTCACACAGGCAAAAACATCCGGCTGCACAAGCGAATTTCTTTCATTCACTTTTTCGCCGCTTGCTGTCTGTCTGCCGCCAAACAAATTTATCAATTCATTGAAGCCACTGGCCTCAGAGGAATCTGATCGTTTTTCAAACACCCGATCAATTAGCAATTATTTCACCTCCCTTTCTTGGTCAGGAGATAGGCATAAAACATAAAAAATACACCCGTCAGAATCAGACCGATGTTCGTATTGAATGCATATGCAGCTGCAAGGATGAAGGCGGCCCCCACCACAAACAGCAGATCATTTAAAATTAAAAGCAGAAAAGCCAGGAATTTTTTCATTCTCTCACATCCTAAAAGCTGAAATTATCAGACATGAAATGTGCATTCAAGTCTACTTTTTGGTTTGTTTCGTGATACATCGCCCTGGCGTATGCGTTAATGACAGCCGCAGCCGGGTCGATTCTTTGCGGAGATTTTGCTTTATCCAGCATGATATTCTCCTGAGGATCAATTTTCATGATCGCGTTATTGATCGCCCAATTTAAAACCGGGTCATCCCCGTGAACAACTTTGCCGTCATACACTTTTTGACGAAAGTCTTTTGTCGGCAAAGATAGATGATTGATTCTTTGCGGAATCTCCACCATGGTATGGCCTTTAGATTCAAGCCGTTGGGCCAAATGCAAGGCATTCCATTTGTCATATGCGGTTTCCTGTGGCCGGAACCGATGCTTGTAAATAAATTCAATGATCCATTTTTCAACTATTTGATAATCAACGGCATCTCCAGGCGTATAAGTGATGTAGCCCATCTCTTTCCACAGATCATACGGCACTTTATCCGTTGCCATTTTTTCTTTTGCGCGCCCTTCAGGCATGAAGGAATGTTGTCCGACATAATAGATTCCATCAAGAACACCAACCCAGCCGACTGATGTTAAGTCGGTAGTCATGGACAAATCCAGTCCGAGATATACGGCCATGTTTTCCAGATCAGGAATTTCACCGCTGCACGCGCGCCATTTTGACATTTTCATATAGCCGTTATCCTTTTGATCAACCCATCGGTTCATATTCTTGGTAAGGAAGCTTCGCATTTTTTCTGGAACTTCGAGCGCAACCTTTAAGGCAGAGCGTAGTGACTCCATACCTTCCGGATACGTTGCAACAATAGGGTTGGCTTTGATCCAGTTTGACTCGTCTTTTATGTCGTCATCTGGATCAAGTTCGCAGATCATAACAAAATAGTCATCGTTTTCTGTGTCAGCATCAGGATCGAGAATCTTGCTTGTATATTGGTATTCCTTAAAACATGGCCGCTCCATGTTGAACCCGGCTGTCGTGATGATTGCCATTAATGGGCTGCGCCGGGCGACCATACCACTGTCAAGCACATCATAAATCTCGCTGGTTTCATGTGCATGGTATTCATCCACAATTCCCAATGACGGGTTTTTACCGTCTCCGAGCTTTCGGGCTTCACGGGAAAGGGGCTGGATAATTGAGTTCGTTTTATACTTTTTTACCCGGCCGTTTGCAGATGTATATTTTCCTTCAAGGATCGGAGCATGCTGCAGCTGTTCAAGAATCGCCTGGTAAACTTCGTCTGACTGCTCCCGGGACCATCCAGCAATAAACACCCGGTGTTTTTCGGTAGTCGGGAACACTTCGTAAGAAGCCATGAGCGCGAGAAATTGCGACTTCGCATTCTTACGAGCCAGTTGAATATAGACCTTTCGGAACCGGCGGGCGCCGTTTTCCTTTTTAAAAAAGCCGTATACATTGGCCGCAATAAAAAGCTGAAAGTCCGTCAGCTCAATCGGCTCACCCGCAAGTATACCCTCAACATGCCTGAACTGCCGCGCCCATTCGTAAAAATCTAGCACTGCTTCAGCGTCATAGTAAAAGGGGCAATCCGGGTCCGCTAACGCCTCAACATCTTTAAAAAATCGCTGCACAGCCCATTTATGCTTTTGACAAGCCTTTATCTCACCGGAAAGTATTTTTTCGCAATAGGCCCATACACGCTCAATCAGAATTTCAGCGGTGACCTCTTGCATTACATCCGGCCCCCAAACCGCTCTTCCTCTTTTGATTTCGGCTTGTCGTCATCCTTTTTAGGAATAACGAGCTTGCAGCGCGAGGAAATGGTTAAGCCCAAATCACTGGAAGCCTGCCGACATTGTTTGAATAGTTTATCTTGATTGATAAGCAAGTCCGAATACGCTTCATTAACTACCGTTTTTTCTTTTTCCCCCACGACATTTCCCTGTGCGTCCTTATCTTTGACGACTATTGTTTTCATTGGCCCCTGCTCAAGCAGCTGGTCCGTCACCTGAAGGTAAAGTTTCCGTGAATATAAAAAACGGGCGAGCGCATCAACATCTAAATTCGTCATAATTCCAATGTTTTTCAGCTCATCCGCTATTTTTTTGAACTCTCTTTTTAAGTCTTTCGGTAAATAAGAAGGCGCCTTTACTTTGTCACTTGGCGCCTTAATCTCCTGCTTTCTTCGTTCCTCAATCTCCTGTTTTGTCAGGTTTTTCTTACCTTTCACAAGCAATAAGTCAACCGGTTGCCTTGGTCTTGCCATTCCCTCACCTCCTTCCGAAATTTCATTTAGGGAATTTTTCAAAATGTGGAGGGGAGCGCGGTCTCCGGCGAATTCTTTCCAGAGATTTAAGGGCGGGGGGTCTCCATTTCCTCCCGCAGCTGCAGCATGGCCGTTTCTAATTCCTCTCGAGCTTGCGTGTATTTCTGCTTGTATACATCAATTCCCTTTTGAGCTTGTGCTTTAAGACGTAGTACAGTCAGCTTCTTTACCTTCTGTTGCATGCGCCTGATCGTCTCGTTTGTATAGTAGGACGTGTATTCAGTCTGACACCGCGGACACTTGATGTAATGCTGCCGCACCTCGTTGTCATGCTTCCTAACCTTTGAACATCCTTTGATATGAAACTTGGTTCCACAGTGATCACATACGCAGGTTTGATGTTCTGTTGCCAAAGCCTCCATCCTCCTTTGCGGTCTTCCTGCTGTGGCAGGGCGCACACAGCGGCTGCCAGTTGGAAGAGTCCCAAAATAGTTTTTTATCTCCTTTATGCGGTGTGATATGGTCAACGACTGTCGCGGGAACCCGCCTGCCTTCCTTCATGCAGGAAACACAGAAAGGATGCTTGGACAGATAACCCTGTCTTGCCTTCCGCCATTTGCTGTCATACCCCCGGCGGGCGGCTGACTCACGGTATTGATCATAAACTGGCTTGTCCCTCTTGTGCTGTTCGCAGTAACCTTCCCGTGTGAGAGTCGGACAGCCTGGTTCATTGCAGGGCTTTAAAGGTTTATTCATCGCCTTGCTCCCGCCATGAATCTCGATAGGGTTAGCGCCGGCCCCAGTCGTACTAGTCTGGGCTTACAGAACGGACGGCCAGCAAGTTGTATAAGTCCAAGCTCATAGTCACGTTCCCTTCGCTGCTCTCGTAGGTATCTATAACGCTGCTTACGTTCCCTATTCATACGCTCTCTCACCGACCGCCAGTTCCTTCGTCTCAACTGCTAGTGCCTTATCGGGATCGTTACCATGCTTGATACGAATATAGGTAGAACCAACCTTATCGGCTCCCCCTGTTCGCCACTCGAAATCTATTGCAATACGATTGGTAATCTTCTCACCCTTGTAAAAAACACGTGGGACTGAATCAATATCCTCAAGCTCAATCTGCAGCAAAGGAGTTGCTTTTTTCGATGGTGCTTCTGTACTGTATCCACCAAATACCGAATATCTGTTATCATCATTAATAACTGCCTGGTCATCCACACGAACAAATCCAGTTAGCAAAATACCAAGCTTATAGAGACGTTTAATCGCATCCCTCGGCACCCCTTCATCACAAACGACATTATAAAGCCCATCGACTTCTGATCCGTCTACATATCCAATAATATTAAGGTCCGGATGTTCTAGCTGGTAACATCTCGCTATCTCTCTTCTGGTCAGGACAGGATAATTATTATTTCTCGCAAACTCCAATAGGGCAGTTGTTTTACCAACACATCTTTGCCTCGCTCTTACATAAATCAGTTCATTCTTTTCAGCAGCCTTTTCTAACAACTCTAAAATACTCGTATGCGCTAAATTCAATTCAAAGCTCATAGGTCAATCCCTCCTAAATAAAAAACGCCCTCCCGTTTGGGAAAGCGCCTGGATATATTCTTTCTAAACCAGGCCCACACTCAGAGGCTCTCATTGGCCGCCAATCGTTTATTCTGAGATTTACTGGACCCGTTTTACAGAGAACATAAAAAGCACCCTTCATTTGGGTGCTATATATGATGATGCACTGTAAACCATACAGACATTGTTTAATCCCGCTAGTTACAACATGGTTTACCACAATGAGTATGAGAGTGTGTAACAGGATCGTAACTAGAATAAGTGTGTGGATATTGATGCACATGCTGGAAATGCTTATGATGCACATTTGTTACATGCTGCGGATGAATATGCGGCACAATTGTTTTAGAAAAAGTATGAGTTTGACAACAATTAGTCGGGTGTACAATTGGCGGCATCACATTTGGTTTGCAATGAAACATGACTAAGCTCTCCTTTCATTCATTTATCATATTCATTATTAAACTATGATAAACAGTGTATACATGTACCATTACAATCACCCATATTTGTCCGATCACGTACTATCCACAGCCTAAATCAAAAAAGTATCCTCAAAAATTTTTTAAGGATACTTAAACTGAAAGGAGAGAAGTAAATATATTTATTATTATGATTTCAATCCATATTTGCAGCTTGTCTATTCGAATTCATTCAAAAAAACAAGAAGCATCCTTCAGGATACCTCTTGAAAAAAGGGGTAATTCTCGATGTATTTTATTTTATGCAATAAATTTTAAAAAATAAACTTGTCTACTCGCTTAATACCATAATACTCGATAGTCCAGTCTTGGACTGTCCTCTTATCTTAGTTGTACAATTCCTCCTTACGCTAAACGCTTATTCAAATTTGCGCCTTACACATACTTCGGGAGGAAGCCAAGCATTGTAAGGCAGCATGTCCAAAAAACATACTTCATATAATCTCCCGATACCAAAGCCGCAAGACTAGCGCGATCCGGCTCAGAATGCTCCTCCCGTTTGGCTTCATTCTTCATCGCCTTAATTTGAGTATCCGAATTCACCTTGATAAGGGAATGGTGCTTCTCCCGTTATTTCTTGATAAGTAAATCTTATCGACAAATTACGCATAAAAATTCCCCCTCTTTATCCCCCCGATTATCGGAAAAATGTCGGGATTTTGTCGGGTTTTTCTCGATGAAAAAAGCACTCAGATAATTCCGAGTGCTGTTGCAATACGGCAGATTGCCCGCTGCTTTATTTCATAATAGGTATCCTTTTTCATGCCGAGTTCCATATAAATATTGATGTCTTTCACCCTGGCAGCCGTCAGGTATTTCTTTTCGATAATCAAACGTTCTTCATCGTCCAAGCTGTTTTGTAAAGCCCGTTCCATCTGTTTGACTTTGAGTTCATTAACGGTAAATGAATCCCGGAGGGAAGGGAAAATGTTAAAGCCGGCAGATGAACATTCTTTTTTATTCTCTAATTGGACTTTGAGCGCGCGGTAATTTTTCAGTTCTTTGATGACTATTTTTCGGACGGCCTTTTCGTCCACATCATCGAGAAAAGATAGCTGTTCCTTTGACATCCTTTCCCTCCATTCGTTCATTTTTCTTTTTCCCATTCCTGAATCCGTCTTTCCATAATCTCCATCCAGATTAATGGAGCGGCAAGAATGACGATTCCTATAATTAGATAAATCATAACTCCTCCTTATCGGCGCTCGCGGCCTCCAATAGATCAGGATTTTCAAAGACTGTTCCAAGATATTCCGAATCTGGCCCGCAATCGGCAAGAGACTCAGAAGGCCCGTTAATATATTCACCGTAAAATGCAGCTAAATCGTTGTCGTAAACAACCTTAAATTTTCTCCCCCAACCGTCTTTTCGGATGTCTCCCTCCCAAATCTCCCGGCCGTTTTTGTCTTTTAATCCGGTGTATTGCATAATATTTTCGAAAAATCCCGTTATATCCGCATTTCCGTAATATACCCTTCCATCAAAACCAATTGCATTTAAAGAGTTGTATTCCATTTTTTTAAGTGGAGCATTCCACGCTCGAAACTTAATCTCTCTCATCCGTTCTACCTCCCATCATTTCACCCTTTGAAGTCTATTCACATCATCAATATTCATTTGATAGTCAGCCTCCCGGACGGCTGCAGCGAATGATTCAATCCCTTTTTCCCAAAGGCCGTGACGCTCAATGATTTCGGAAAACTCTTCAACGTCATGCTCGCGAATCCCCCAACTGTCGGGATCGTCTACGCGTCCATACACAGTGACCCACTTGCTTGAATCTTTCGGATCCGGTTCCTCCCATTCCGCGCGGGTAAAATGACAAAGTTCATGATCTACCAGGGCGGCGCGCTGTTCCTCCGTCATCGTCCTCCATGCTTCCTTATTGATAAATACAAATAGCATGTAATCAGTCATGTGGCGCTCAAAGGCCGTGCATTTTTTCGCCTTCCCAGCCCACTTGCTGCTACCTTCCCGGATGTAAAAACCGATGTGTTCCTTTGCATCTTTTAAATGTGGGTGATGTTTATCAATTAAACTTTCGGCCAGCTGCCGCACCTCTTGTGATTCTTCAAAACCTACAAATGCCATGGGTCATTTTCCCCTTTCAATCAATTTCTTTTTGAATATTTCGTCTAATTCAGTTAATGAAAGCTCATACAGCTGCCGACCGTCAGGTGTTTTAAAATACCCCATTTTAAGCAGCCGCGCTTTAAGCTCGTCCTTTTTCCTTTCATAATAAAGAGCCTTCATTAATTCATTCACACAAAGCCCCCCTTTAACAGTTCCCGGGCCATGTAATGAAAATGATGATAGATATAGTTTCCGGTCGCGCTCGGGTTAATAAAAACGGTTGAGAAATTGTAACGGACTTCAAACGTTTTTAAGCTGCCAAGCAAGGACTGCGGCTTATATTGTGAGCGATATTTTCCGTTCAGTATTTTTTGATAGCCCTCCAGATCCTCCACAAGAAGAGTGAAGGGATATTTTGACGCGCGAATCAATTCATTTTCAAACCGGGAACGGTCTTTAATGGATTGAACCAGTTCATCAACACCGTTTTTCCGTTCGATAGCGGCGTTCAAATACATGTCCCGGCTAATCCCGTATTCCTCGTTTTTCGGGATCATGGCGGAATAGTCGCCCGTCTTCATCCCTTTGAATTTGATGGATACGTTCTTTTTGCGGAGATAGTCAAGAACATGCTGGTTCTTCTGCTCCCTCGTATCCACAATAATGATCATGCTGTCGAGAATATTTTTCATTTCAGTATCCGAATAGTTATAGTGAATAATCGTCATGCTTTCTTCCCCTTAAAGTACGACATGGCCCTTTCATAGATTTCTAAAGAGAGCTTGTCTGTTTCTTCATCCTCAAAGTTCGCAACGGAGCTGTTCAGATCTCTCCAGCCGTTCTCCCAAAATAGAACTAGCAATCTCGCAACTTTGATTGCCGCATCCCAATCATGATTGAACCAGTCGTCTATTTTTGGATTCATTTCTTGATCTATGCCCATAAAGTAATTGATGATTTTATCAATGGTCTGTTTGACTTTATGATCCTGCACAGAGTATCCACCTTTTAAATACTGGATAAGCCATTTTTTATATGACTGAACAAATTCCACAAGTTCTGGATAGACGTTCTCCGGATTCTCAATATAAAGGTCATCCCCATCCAGAACTAAAGGTGAACCCAAAAAGGCAAGGTCATCACAAATTTGTTTTGGGTGCATTTCCCTCACCTTTGACAAAGAGCTTATTTCCTTTACCTCGTTTGAATTCATAACCATAGGTAGCTACAACATTATAAAAATTTCTTTTGCCTAGTAATAAGCTTTTGACCCACTTTTCATATTCTTGATAAAGTTGTTTAGCCTCAATCTGTTGTTTGGAAATTTTAGAGGAATACTTTTTCAAAAATGTTGATATTAATGATTGTTCATCATTTTCATTCCGAACACTTAGTTGTTTTTCTAAGTCTTCAATGACTTTGTTCAACCTATCAATTTCTCTTTTTTGATTGATATACAATTTATTTTTTTCTGTTAAGGTAAGTTCATCTATTTTCCATAACGTACTCATTATTAAGACTCCTTTCATCCATCCCTGCACAAATTTCCAAACATTAGGGGTTACTGAGTTATCATGGGTTGTCGGTTTTGACATTAAAGCCCTATAAGTAATTAATATATATATATTTATTTTTTTATTTATTTTTTTCAGTAGACTAAACAGACAGATTCGACAACCCCTAGTAACCCCCAATAAATGTAAAACATTGATGGATCCTTATATATCAATAGTTAAAGCTTCTTTCTATTGATTGAAGTAACCTTATCCGGGTTACCTTTTGAAGTAATTTCAGTAACCCTTTCAGTAACCCGCCCATCATTATTCTTCAAAAAACTTCCTCCGGAATACCGATTTAATGTCATCCCATAAATAAATGTTTTATTTTTTGCTCCCTTTGCCTTTTTAAATCCTCTAATCTCCAATTGCCGGTAAAAAGCTCGGTTTTTTAACTCAACGTCATCATTTTCATAACACCAATCCTTATACTCTTTATAGAGCTCCTTGGCTTCAATCTTTACAGCTGAATGAATAACACACCTTTCATCCAGAAACGGTCCCAGTATGTCCATATCCTCCCGGTAGCCTTCCGTCGCCTTCCTGATCGCTTCCGGTTCTCCCAAGCCTTCCTTCTGCCACTTCAAACAGCCTTCAACGGCCCAACGGAGGATCCCAGGCATTTCCGCGGCCAGTTTCTGAGGCAGCTTCTTGTCTACTTTTTCTTTTGGAATTGTGACAGTGAACGGGATTAGCCGGATCCGGCGCCAAATACCTTCATCGCTGCCTTTCACGATCGGTTTATGGTTTGTGGTAAAGAAGACTTTAAATTCCGGCGTAAACTCAAAATATTCCTGGCGCAGGAAACGCGCCGACATCTTTTCGCCGCCGGTGATCTGCTTCACCAACGATTCAGACAGCTGCTGCCCTTCTTCACTCTCAACGGCCGACACAAACCGGGCGCCGTCCAGCCGGGCAATATCATTGTTTATGGCACTATCATTTTTCTTCTTAATGAAGGTGTCACTGTTTGTCTGCCGCCCATAGTCCCCGAACAAGTGCTGAACCGTATTGATAAAGGTCGATTTACCATTCCGGCCGTTCCCGAATAGAAAGAACATGACTTGTTCCGTGGTGTCCCCGGTCAGCGAATAGCCAATTGCCTTCTGCATGAAATCAATAATTTCATAGTTTGGCGTGCCCTGATCATCTATAAAAATACTTTCCAAGAAAGCTTTCCAGTTCGGACAGTCGGCGTCCGGTTGATAAGAGACAGGAGATATTTTTGTAAAAAGCAGATCCCGATCATGCGGCAGAAGTTCGCCTGTTTTTAGATCAATCACACCGTTATCGCAATTTAAAAGATATTTGTGGGAATCCAGTTCCTGCTTCCTCACTGAAACCATTGGCCGAACATCTAAAATTGTGTTCATCCGTATGTTGCGGCGCTCGCATTTCTTCGCCCAATCGTTCAGCTGCTTTTTTCGGAATTTGTCTTCTGTGGCCTTAGCCTCGCCGTACAACGCCCGTAATGTCTTAGCGGTAATGGCTTCAATTTTTCGTTTGCTGTCTTCTTCCCATCGCTTGCCGTTCCAGATCAGCCAGTCAAGCTCGTTACAATATCGAATATTCTTTCCGTGGTAGTAGACAACTCGTTCCGCGTTGCCGAGCTCCGTCAAATGAAACGCCGGCGGAGTGTCAATGATCTCTTCGATATCCTCAACTTGAGAATTTTCGGGATGGGAAATATATATTTCATACGGCTGTTCCTGCTGCTCTTCCAGTAAATCAGAAATTGTCGTATGAGTAGAATAAACGGCCGCGGCAATGGTCATTTCTCCATATGTAGCGCCGTCGGATGAATGCTGCCGATCCCATTTCTCCCGGAACAAACCTGATTCGCGAAACATTGAATCCATTTTTGCGGGATCCTTATCCGTCCAGAATGCCAAGTGATTACATAAAGCCATATCTGTGGCGGAGTGATCATCGTTTATCAGATGACCGTTAAACAGATCCTGAATGCTCTTCCCGTTCTTGCTGTTGAACATCCTTTCCCATATCTCCTTATTGGAGAGATTGCTCATATCACGGGATGAAGCAGCAGGCGGGTTGGACGGTTTCGATTCTTCTTTTTTGTCCTTCAAATATTTTTCGAACAGCTCTTTGAGCTCGTCCGTTCGTTCTTCAACGGCCCCGATTCCGAGACTGTTACCGGTAAAGGTAAAATAGCGGCCGTGGCGGTATACTTCCAGCCCAAGTTCAGGATTTTTTCTCCCTGTGCCCGGCCCGCGCAATGGGATCTTACCTTTTGTGATGATGTGGACTCCTTTGCCGCTGGGTGAATATTCGGTGTAACTGCTAATGGCCTGAACGATTTCCTCAGCGAACGGGGACAAGACACCGTCCTCCACACAGTGATCTATGTCTATGCCGATGAACGGATCATCTTTTGAAAACATGAAGCCGATCCCGTCATAATCTCGATCGTTATAAAATTTCAAAACGGTCGGGAACGTCGACCAGGTTCTTTTATTACTGGATTGAGCCATGCTGCCGTCAATCTGGTATGGCACTTTTGTTTTCTTACCGTCACGTTCTTCGGAACGCCATAAAATCCACTGAGGGGCGTTTTTTAGCTCTTGCGGTATGTTCTTAAATTGGTACATGTGATAACTCCCCTTTAAAAACGAGGGAGCTATACACTCCCTCAAAAGTGTTTTTTATGATCAAAACGGTACATCATCGTCACTGATGTTAACTGGAGCTGCTTCCGGTGCAGGTGCCTCAGACGGCTTAAACGCTTTGACTTCCGGATACTTTTTGCCGTTATGCTCTCGTTCTCCGACAAGCAGGCGAACCGGTTTATTCAGAAACGCCTTGGCCCATTCGATATGATCCTTAAATTGCATTCCGTTTGGAAAACCCGCGGCCTTTGATGCTTGATGAAATCTCCACATTGCATTTTCCGTAACGGTGAAATTGTCGTATAGGATTTTCTGGCCTTGGCATGGCTGTTCAACATCAGAACGGATTTCATAGTCTACGACAAGGCGCTTATTTCCAGATGAAGCTGCTGTTTTCTCCTCAAAATTGATAACTGTTGCCTCATATTCTCCTGGTTTAATAGGTTCAAAAGCTTCACCTTTGCTGTGATCTACTGTGAACATATTTAATTCCTCCATTCATTATTTTCCGTTTAAAACTGCTGCAAGATTTTCAGCTATAGACGCAATTACATTAGGATCTGTAATGTCTTCATTTCTTAGGTCATAAAGTACGTTATCGATACCGCTGTTTAATCTATCAATCTCTGAAATTAACCAGGGGATGTCTTGACGAGCGTTAGCAATAAAAATACAATCGTTTTCTCTTGGGATATTTGGATAATCTACCTGCACTGCGGCAATTGAACCGTAGCCTGGCCCTTTCGGCCCCCAAATTAATCTGGCTTTCCCTCGGTCATAGTTGATATCACTATTTGGTGACCACGGTCCCTCTGTTGCCGCAGCAACACGTTGGCGAATTTCCTCAAGCTTCATTTTGATCACCTCCTGCAGCCTTTAATCTCTCAAGGGCGGCCGTCGCAAGCTTTTTATTCCATTGATCAAGTTTTTTATTGGCTTTGATCTGAAATTCTTCAACCATCTGCGCGGCTGCTTCGTTACCGGAAACAATCGCTTTAATTTCCTCAATCAAACGGATCCGCTCAGCTTCTTCCTCTGCCTTCACGTCAATGCCGAGCTCGAGCCATTGGTAAAGCTTGCGGCCGACTTCCGGATTGAGTTTAAAAGAAGATCCTTCAAACATGCGGGTATTGTCTTTGGATGTTTCCGCCATGTGATCGATACTGATATTGAAATTCAGCATGAACTCGTATTCCATTTCATCCTTCTGCACAGGCTTGGTCCCGACTTTGCGCGGTGCCATCTTTCCGTTTTCATCCGGTTCGACTACATACTCCGTTTTTGTTCTCAATGTCGCCAAGATGTGGACATCGTTTTGCGTTAAGGTCTTAATCAATTTGGTTGTTTCAGGCGCAAGCTTGCCCCAATTTTGAAATGAGTTGCCTGACATGCTCCCGTGTTTTTCTACTATCCCGCCTTCCCCTTGCCAGTTGTGGGAAAGCGAATCAATTACGACCACCTCGGCCCCGGCGTTTTTAATAGCCTCCACAGCCAATTGATAACGTTCTGTGGTGTAAGGCGGTGTAAAATCAATATGTTTAAAACTTCCGATCCGCACGTCATCAAATTGCAAGTTTGCATACAGTTTGGCGCGACGGTGCTCAGTATCCACAACACCAATCTTTGACCAGACTTCCTTATCACTTGCATCCGGGTATGCTTCCCGCATCATTCCGTAAGCGACAAGCAGGGCGCCGGCAGTCTTTCCGGATCCACTCGGCCCGATAAAGCCGACAATTGCCTTTTCCTTTTCACGCTGTGCGTTTGTGACTTGAAACATCTATCACACCTCCACTTTGAAGCTTGTGGAAGCAGGTTCTATTTCTACCCCCGGAACAGCTTGTCCATTTTCATCAACGACAACCTTTTTGCCGTCCACCTCTTTGATGGACAGAGATTTTTTAAAGTCGCCCCATTTGACATCTTCTTTGATAAATTCAGTGAGACCGGCCTCTTTCACATGCTTGAGAAGCTGATCCTTATCGGTTGGCTTAGGCTGCTCTTTAATTGTGCGGCTTTTTGACTTACCGTAAGGTGTGGAAAGTGTTTTTGCTTTTGGATCCTGATCGAGCTGCTTTGAGTGATAAACGCTGACCAGTTTTTCAAAGAACGCCAGATTGTCCGCGAGAGGTTTTAGCTCCTGAGTTTCCCATTCATCGATACGCTGCCTTTCCGTTGCCGCCAGAGCCTTGATTTCTTTTTCCTGTGTCTTTAAAGCAGCTATTTTCCGAAACGCCCAATTTAGACTATTCATGTCCGTAATCTCAAACTGTGGACGGCTCTCCTGCTGCAGGCTATTATTTGAAATCTCGTTTAGTTCAAACGCCTGTAAAGGATTCATGTATATTGCCTCCTAATTGATTTTGTAATAAACTCCATTTAAAATAAGGTTGTTAAGTGTTGTTTTTAGTCGCCTCTGCCAAGGCGGCTTTTTTATTCATAAGCTGACGGATAAAATGCAGTCATTTGAATTTTCCTGTTAATTTCAGTCTCGTACCAAAAGCTATTATCATAGGAACGCTGATTAATCTCTGTGTTCAAATTTTCAGCGGCATCTTTCACGTTTTGAAGAGCTGCCTTTTCATTTTTACAGTGATAGACAATGTCAATCCTCCCACCATTTCTCAATGCATATTCGACAAGGTGCAATACTGAGTCAATCTGTTTTTGATCCATTTTCATCCTCCTTTTCTACCTCGTCTTTCAAATATTCCAAAGGATATCCGTAACGGTTGATCTCCGTGATCATTGGATGTTCGATATTCATTGAAACGATCTCCTTACAGTTGAAACGTTTAATCCCCTGTTCGCAAATTTGGACGCGATTTCGTGAAGCCGAACAACCTGTTCCGGGTGCTCCATCCGTTTAAGATCCTTGCAATTTAAAATGATTGTTGCAGCAATTTCTACACATCCTTCAAAATCATGTTCCTCGATCGCGGCAGGCAATTCCGAAATAAGATCTCGCGTTGAAATGAACAGCCTTTCCGCCTTTTCACGGTCAGCTTTTAGAAATCGGTTTAGGTTCATACCCGTACCACCTTTCTTTTTTCGTTATAATGTTCCTGTATAAGACAGGAGGTGAAACTATGAAACTAAATTATGATTGTGTCCGCTCAATTCTTCTAGAATTAGAGGAAAATTTAACTCTTAACGATGGCGTCACTTTATATCAGCTCAAAGATTTTGAGACATTCAAAGAGTATGGCTATGAAACTTCCGTTTACGCTTTAACCAAGTTAATCGAAGCTGACTTTTTAAACGGTTCGGTTTCGCGCGCAGACAATAAGATTGACTATATTGGTGTTGGCTCTATTACTTGGGATGGACATCAATTTTTAGACAACATTCGTGACAATGCTGTTTGGTCTAAAACGAAAGATGCCGTTAAGTCGTTATCAAGCGTTTCCTTGTCCATACTTTCAAATGTCGGAGAAAGCATCACGAAAAAGCTTATCGGTTTAGAATAATTTAATTTCTACACCTTGCACTAAGGCGTAGATAAAATCTTTCTCTTTCGGATAATGATCTTCAATGAATTTTGTCAAAGAAATCAAATCGTTGGTGTCGATAGATAATAATCTGTTGACGCCATCTTTTTTTGAATAAACAATAATATTTTTATTTGTCATTCTTTTTACTCCTTTCACAGATTAAATGATTGTTAAGTATTCCTGATTTTATAAGTTTTCAACAATAACATTAAATCTTGGCGGTCAATCTGTTTTCTTTCGATCAAAGATTCAGCTTCCGCCAAGGTTTCTTGATCAGTTACTTCAAAACGTCTATACAACCAATCTTTCTTTTTGTTCTGTTGTTTGCCACACATTATCCTCACCACCTTTCAAGAAATTCACGAAGTACTCACAATCAGGACATCAATTTCGTTTTCGCAAATGCTTGATAAATCTTCATAAAACGCTCCGCCTCGCTTAATGCAAGCCATTCTTTGGTTTTGATCTTCATTCCCTCACCTCCTTTCATTTAGTAGGGCTTAATGTCTTGGCTGTTCGGCTAACCATGTCAGTAGAAATTCTTTCATTTCAGCTGCAGGAAACCTCCACTTAGTTCCAACCTTGTATTTAGGGCACCTAGGATCGTATAAAAACTTATCTATAATTTCTGGCCAACTCATATCTGTTTTTTCCTTCAAGGTTTTTGTATTCCAAAAAACCTTTTCATTATCCAATGCTTTTAAGTGTTCCTCGATTTTTTCTGAACAGATCCGTTTAATTTCGTCTTTATCAACCTGAACTGTTAGCATACCTATTATGAAACCTCCTTCATGTCTAGGATCTTGACAATTTTCTCTCTGACTTTTTTGCCTTCTCTTTTACCGTGTAAAATATCGGAGAGATAGGGTCCTGAAATGTTTAGCATTTCGGCTAATTCTTTCTGCTGCATGCCGTTAATTATTAACCAGGTCTTAACCCGTTTTCCGAAATCTAATTCCACAGAAAACACCTCCTATATATTTTTTGCTAATTATTTAGCTTTTTGTTGACTGAAAAATAGGATATATGCTAATATCTAAGCATAGCTAATAAACCCTACAATTACAGCCTTTTACGTTGGGGAACGTGATCTTAGGCTTTAGTTTGTAGTGTCCTGAAAGCTAAATAAGTAGCTTATGAACACAGTTTAATAAACTATATGCTAATTGTCAACACAAAAATAGCATAAAGTTTAATTTTTGTCATAGGCTCATTTAAGGATGGTTGATATGACAATAGTTGAAAGGGTAAAAAAGTTGGCAAAAGAGCATAAAATATCTTTGGCTGAACTTGAAAGGAAGACCAAATTATCAAATGGAACAATTAGAAGATGGGATGAAAAAACTCCAGGTATAGACAAAGTTCAAAAAGTAGCTGATTATTTTAACGTCTCAGTTGATTACCTTCTCGGCAGAACAGAAAAGGAAAACTTTGAGCCAGAACTTACAGAAAAAGATGAAAGAGATATACAGAAAGAGCTACAAAAAATTATAGAAGGGTTAGAAGGCAAGAACGGTTATGCCGCATTTGACGGCCAAACTCTTGACGATATGGATGAAGAAGACAAAGAGTTATTAATTGCCAGTCTGGAAAATTCCTTACGTCTCGCAAAAAGAATTTCAAAACAAAAATTCACTCCGAAAAAATATCGTAAGTAGGTGCTTTTGTGGAGTCAATTACTAAAAAGATAAAATCAATAACAAAAAAATTTGAAACAAACAATCCATTTAAAATTGCAAAAGAATTAGGAATTGAAGTGGTATATGAAGATTTAGGAAAAGCCCTGGGTTATTACAGTAGGCATTTCAGAGTTAAGGTCATTCACATTAATCAGAATGCGAATGAACATAACAAGGAGTTTATTTGCGCTCATGAGTTAGGTCATGCGATCTTTCATCCGGACGCAAACACTCCTTTTTTAAAAAGAAAGACATTATTCTCAACAGATCAAATCGAATTAGAAGCAAATTTTTTTGCAATAAATTTGTTGTTCTCATCTATCAATGGGTGTGTAACTGCAAAGGAAGCGATTGAACAATATGGGATTCCAGAACAGTTAGTCTTATCTAACATCACAAAAAATTTTTAATCCCAAAACAGAACATACATTCCGTTTTTAAGGAGCTGAGAAGATTGATTAGTTTCTCAAAAGTCTACAAAAACAAAGTGCATGTCGGTTGGAAAGGAACAGCCGAGGGGCCGAAACATCCAGTTACCGGAAAGCGTCAGCAAGTCACACGGAGAGGAAAAACACAAGCGATTGTAAAGGAAAAAATTTTGCAGGCTCTGAAAGATATTGAGTCAAACTTAAACAAACCGATTAAGTCTAAATTAATTAAAGATTATCTTCCTGAGTGGCTAGAATTGTATAAAAAAGGGAAAGTAAAGCCTTCTACATATCGTGCTCATTATAGGAATATTCACAAATACCTTATACCTGAATTTGGTCATATTCAAATTAACAAATTAACAAGGGCACAATATCAGTCATTTATTAATAAGCTGTTAACATCACGCAAAACAAGCTCTGTAAGCCATATAAATGCAACAATGAGTAATGCCATGAGACAGGCTTACTTGAATGACGAGATTGTAAAAAACCCATGCACCGGTGTAATTATAAAAAAGATCGAAGAAATTGAGGAAGAGAAAAAAATCCATTATTGGGCTAAGAACCACATAAAACAATTTTTGAATGGTTTTGAAGATGAGGAGAAGGTTTATTACTATTTTTTTCTAACGTTGATTTATGCAGGTCCTAGGAAAGGTGAAGCTATGGCATTACAAGAAGAGGATTTAGATTTTGAAAATGATTATATAGATATTAACAAAACACTCCTCTATCATCTTTCAAGTGAAGAAGCTGTTTTCGGGCCGCCTAAAACAAAACATTCAAAAAGAAGAGTTAAAATAGATCCGTTTCTTTCAAGTCAATTAAAACAGCTTATCACTGTGAACAAAAAAAATAGACTTTCTGCTGGCCCATTAACTTCACCGCACAGATTCGTTTTCTGTAAAAAAGACGGATCTCGCCTACGTGAAAGGACCATTCAAAATGTCTTTACAAGAGTAAAAAGAAAAACTGGGGTTCCGGATATCTCCATCCATGATTTACGACATACTCACGCTGTTATGATGTTAGAGGCCGAAGCAAGTATGAAGGAAGTTCAAGAACGATTAGGCCACAAAGATATAAGAACAACATCAAATATTTACTCTCATATCACTCCCAAGATGGAAAATGAGGCAGTAAATAAGTTTTCAAGATATATGGCCGACTGA